TCAGCAGAACCTTCTTTAGCCATTTCAGTAATTATACTTTTGATTATATTTTCTATCTTACCCATGTGCTGTATTTAATTCTTCTAATAGTGAATGATACTGGAGTAAATCAACTAAATGACTACTTTTAACATTAGTTCTTTTATTTATTTCTACAATTAATTTATCAATTTCTTCTAATTTAATTTTTGTAGCTTTATCTGTAACCTTTGCTGTTTGTTCTTTAAGTGAAGATTTTATTTCAACTATTTCTTTATTGAAGAATTTTTTTAATACAGGGCCATTATCTGCTGAGTTTATAAATTCTTTTAGTATTAATTTTTGTTTAGAATTTAATTTATCATATTTTGTATTAAAATTTTCTAATAATACATGATAAGTTAATGTACGTAAATCTTTATCATATGATTTAAATTCAGCTAATACTGAGTCTTTAACTTTTTTATTATCTACTGTACCACCAGATACATGCTCTAAAATGTTAATTTTATTGTCAACTACTTGTTGTGGATTTGTAGGTTTATCTGTGTTATATATTTCTAATAAAGTATATAATGAAGCTTGTGCTTTATAATCATTTAATTTAGTTTTAAATAATTCTTCTAAATTATAATGTTTTTTTAATTCTTTAATTAATCTATACTTATCTCCCTTTAATTTAGTTCTATTTAACTTTTTAGATTGTTCAAGTATAGTATTTAATACCATATTAGCTCTATGTTCTGTAAGGTTTTTTGCCTTAAACATAGTTTCATATAATTTATATTCCTTCCCTAATTCTGTATTAACAAAATATTCTTTTATTATTTTTATTGCCTTGGAAGTTTTACCTGATAAAGTGTCACTAGTAATCTTCTTTACTAAAATCTCAAAAAGTATACCAGTGTTCTTAAACTTTGAATGTTTTATATACATCAATATTTATTTTTTTATAAATATACTAAGATTTCTGTTCCTTAATATTTGATTCATCAAGAAGCGACGATTTTGCCTTATCTTGCTCAAATACCATTTGTTTTTTACTAGGAATAGAATTTAACATACTTTGGTGTTGTAAAAATTGGGTATTACCCTCTAATGCCAATGGACTTTTATTACTATCATTATAATCCTTTTTCATACCTGCTGCGCCTAATCTATCTTTTCCAAAATTACCATCTTGAGAATTTCGTTTAGATACTTTTTCAACAGGTCTACCTAAAGGTGTTTTTTGATCTTTATCATAACCATCAGGTACATTTGCTGGATTAGAATACATTCTACCAGATCCATATAATGAAGCTAAATCATGAGGCGTACCATATGATTTACCAGTTTCAATTGGATCATTTCCTTCTGCTTCAAGTTGAGCTAATCTAAATGATCTTTTAGCATCTTCTCTAATTAAATCTCTATATTCATCAAACTGATCTTCACTTAAGTGGAATATATGTTCGTAAATCCAATCTGTAGGTAATAATTTAGTTTCTGTCATTTGGGCAGCTAAATCAACTTTTTCTTTCATTAATGCTATTCTTTCCTGATCATATATGATAGAAGGATTAGTTAATGATAATTCAAAATTACCTAATTGTTCGTCTCTATAACCTTGAGTATATAAATGAACTAATGCTATTTTATATAATTCTGATACTACAATTCTTTGTATACGTTCTATTGTACGAGCAAATCTAATATCTTGAGCAGCTAATGTAGCTTTACCATCTGCATTTTCATCATAACCCATAAATTGTTTAGGTACTTTTAAAGCTGCAAATAATTTATCTCTTAAATATTCAACGTCTTGAATTCCATCCCATTGTAACCCATTTAAGTTTTCTATTTTAGTTGCCTGATCATTTCCTCTAACTGGTATATAGAAATCTTCTAATATGTTTTGCATATTATATTTTAAGTTATATTCACCAGTTTTTTCATCTACAAATGGAGTACGCTTTAATTTACTTAAAGTTTTTTCCATAAATGCATCTACTTCATTTGGAGGAATAGCTCCAACATTCATATAGAAAATACGTTTTTCAGGTGCACGTACAATTCTATGAATTAACATTGCATCTTCCATTAACGTATATTGTTTATATAATTTTCTAGCTGGCTCTAAATATGATCTACCATAAGGTAAGAAGTTCATATCAGATAATAATCTAAAGTGAGCCATTTCATAATTATCAAATATAATAGAACTAGCTTGGTCACCAGAATTAGGTACATTATAATAACCATAAGTTGAAGTTGAAACACCATCTGGTTCAAATCTAAATTTAACTTCAGATGGGTTATTCATTTTTTGCTCATCTGTATCATATCCAATTCTACCTTCAATTCTTTCAATATGAAATGCAGTGTAAGGTATTACATTATAAACACCAAATTTTTCAGCAATTTCTAATTTTAAGAAGAAATCACCATACTTACACATATTACGAATCCAAGGCCATAAATTAAATTCTATATTTAATACATCATAAAATAAATTATATAATATTTTTTGTATATCTTCATCAGCAGATTTAATGGATAATACTTCACCCATATCATTTTTAAGTGTAGATTCATCTGATACAATATCTAATGCTGAAGCACAAATAGCATCCATATCCATAGCATCATAATCTGAATAAAGTAATGGACGCATAACTTGATAGTTAAATGCTGCTTGTTGTCCATAAATTGAAGTTCCTGAATTTGAGTAGATTCTATTAAATCTATCTACTAATGAATTTGTTTCTAAAGTACCAGTTTGCTGTGCTTTATTTATATCAAATGTTTTAAGTTGATTGCCTCCAGCATTACGTATAATTACGTCTGTTGAAAATAATCTTCTTAATCTTGAAAATAAACCTGTATCTGCCATTTTATTTATTTATAAATATTATATTTATTATCCTACTAACCAGCTTATATCATGGTCTTTACCACCTAATTTAACTTTATACGGGTTTTCTACATTTGACCCAATATTTCCATAACCCCCACTGTAGGATACTTTATTACTTTTTACACTCCCTAATGCTGCTCTTGCCATATCTAAACTTTGTTGTTGAAACTTTAAAGAAGTATCACGTAGAAACATACCAATCCCAAATGACATAACCAAGTCATCATTGTAGCCTCTTTGAGCTTCTGGTCTTCCATTACGCCAAACAAATACTTTCATTTCTTCTAGTAATCGTTTTGAGCGAATAGTTACTGATTTATCGCCAACAAATTCTCTAAATTTATTAATACATAAAGGTCTAGTTCTCATTGACATAGTAAATCCAGGTACCATTTCAGAATTACCTTCATATACTCTTAAGTATGATTCAGCTGTCATTTTATCTGTTTTAGGTGACTGATATAAATTTCTATATCCTCTTTCTTTAATTGCATCTAATGTAGCCCAACCAATATTAGCATTTTCAACTACTAACATAGCATTATTATACTCTGTAGCTAAACCAGTTAAAAAATAACCAAATTCTTTAGGTGGTAATTGTCCTTTATATTCTGCAACTTGAGTATTTGTTTCAATATCAATTACATGACATGCAGAAAAATCTTTACCATCACCTCTAGCTACGTCAGCTGTAACCATATACTCTCTAGTATAATCAGCTGATTCCCAAACCCATAAATTTTGGTCTACACCTCTTCTTTCTAATGGTTTTTGTATTGTAGTTTGATTTATAAAATCAATCCATTCAGAGTAAAATACTATATCACCAGAAGTACTAAAATCACAATCACATTCTTGAGCTGCCATTCTAGGATCCCCTAATAATTCATCTTGTCTATCTCTCCATTCTTGATCTCTTTCAGGATGTACATGCCAAGGTAATTTAATAGGTAAAAAATCATTTTGTTGATTTTCTGCTGACACCCATGTTTTATGAAACCAATTACCAGTACCATAAGGTGTACTTAATACTATAGCTCCACCTCCAGTTGCTAGTGTTTGTTGTGCTGAAGCCCATATTTCACCAATTTGGTCAATAAATGCAGCCTCATCAATTAATAGAAGAGATACTGCTTCTGATCTACCAGCATCACTACTTGCAGATGTTGCTTTAATTATTGAACCGTTATTAAGCCGAAGTGATAATTTGTTATTTTCTTCAGCTGGTATTTTTAACCATGAAGGTAAATTATCATACATAAATTTTACCTTTGTAACCATGTTACGAGCTGTTTCTTGCTTAGTTGCAATACACAGTATATTTTTATCTTTATGAAATAACATCATCCATAAAGAATAACCTGCAGATAAAGTAGATAAACCTAACTGCCTAGATTTTAAAATAATTGAATAGGGATTATGTTGAAATAAATGTAATACTTTTTCTTGAAATGGGAATAAATTAAATAATATTCTACCTCTTTGTGGGTGCTGAATATTACAGTATTTTTTCATAAAATGAGCAGGATCTTTAGCGCATTTAAGATACTCTTGTCTTATTATTTTTTTTAAATCTGCCATTATTTTGGTAAAGAATAGTCTATTACATGAATTGTGATAAGTGTACCTACAACTCCTCCAACTACTCCTACCCATGGTTTTTTATACCATTTATCTACTTTCCTTAATCTATCATCATATAACTTAATTTGCTCATTAAGAAGTTTTACTTGTTGAAGCCTATAATCTAAAATCATACTATCTTGTTTAGATAACATTTCATAATTTCTAATTTGTGATTCTAAATCAAAGATTAAAATTGATTTTACTTCATCTTGTTGTTTTAAAGTATCAATAGCTAAGAAAACTTCCTCAAGTTCATCTTCAGGAATTTCAACTATGACTTGACTATAACAGTTAAACGTTATAATCGTTAATAAGATTAACAATATATTTTTCATACTACTTTTTCTTTCTGTATTTCTTCTCAAAACTATCTAATGTTTTTTTAGCGCTTTGAGTACTTTTTACTTTTGATTTTGTAGCTTTTATTTTAGAGGAAGTTTTTTTAATTTTAGATTTAGTTACTGCTTTGTCTTTTTTTACTTTATCAACGTTTTTAGTAATAAAATCTAATTTGTCTTCGTTTGCTTTAACTCTTTTATTAAATTCTCTTTTACTTTGACTTGATTTAGATGCAGCAAATATAGCTAATACACCGGCAATTGCTCCCCCAATTGCTACTATAATTTTAAATAGTTTTTTCATAACTTATGTTTATAATAAAGATTCTAATTCTTTCTTTATTTTATTTAATTCTTTTAATCTACTATACAATTTATCTTTTTCAGGTCCTTCATCCATTTTATTCCATTGTCTAACTACTTTTCTCATTTCCTCCTGAGTAGCAGCTAGTTTATATCCTATTTTAGATAATGGTTCTCCTTTTAAATCACCTGCTTTTGGCTCTTCATCTTCTTCTTTTAATTTTCTAGGATCATACATTACAATTTCATCATATGCTTTACTTACATCACCTTTATATAATTGTTTTACAATTCTTTTACCTAAATACTCTAATTGGTCATCATTTAATGAATGAGGTCTACCCATATTTTCTAAGTAAGCCTGACCTATGTCTTGAAAGTCGGCATAAGAATCATCTTCAAATACAGCAGTTGGTTCAACTGGTATATTATATTTGTCAATTACGTCATCATCATATTTATGCTGAACGTATCCATCATCTTGGAATTTATCTGAATCGTTACCTTCTGATAGATCTTTTTGGATTTGAGCTGTTTTTTCTAATTCCTTATTTAATTTTTCTGCTTCTTCTCTAGCAGCAGCTAAATCTTCTGCAGATGCGGCTTCTAATATATCAATTATTTCTTCTCTAATTTGAGCTTTAAAATCGGATTTTTTCATTGTAAGAATATTTTGTTATAAATATCACGAAAAAACTACTGATTTAACAGCTTTTATACGTTCTTTAGTATTACCCTGAATTGTTGTGTATTTGACATTATTTAAATCTAAAATTTCTAATATTTTTTTATTAAT